CTAGGAGGAACCATGACCGAAGAGGCCAACGGCAACCAGCAGGCGGCATCGACCGAGAACGGAGCGAAGCCGCCCGAAATCGACTACGAGGCCAAATACCGGGAGGCCGTCGCCCATTCCCGCGAATGGGAGAAACGCGCCAAGGACAACAAGGCAGCCGCCGACGAACTGCAACAGCTCAAGGAGGCCCAACTGTCCGAAGCCGAAAAGACAGCCAAGCACATCAAAGAGCTTGAAGCCAAGAACGCCGCCTACGAGGCGGAAAAACAGCAGAACGAATGGAAGACGCAGGTCTCCAAGGAAACCGGCGTGCCCATCGCACTGCTCCACGGCTCCACCCTCGAAGAAATGCAAGCCAACGGTAAGGCGCTCGCCGACTACATCGCCGACAAAACCAAGCCCACGGTGCATGCCGCATCCGAATCCAACCAGCCTCCCGCGCCATCCGACACATCCGGCGATTGGCTTCGCGATCAGTTCCTCAAGCAGAAACGCAAATAATCCACCTCATAGAAAGAAGGTATGACGATGACTTCCAACGTGAACTCCATCATCACCAGCGGCGACCTCGGCGGCGGACTCATCCCCACCGAATACGCCACCCAGATTATCCAGGACGCTCCCAAGTCGAGTGTGTCCCTGACCCGTATGCGTCAGATTCGCATGAGCACCCGCACGCGCACGCAGCCGGTGCTTGACTCCAAGCCGATCGCCTACTGGGTGGGCGGCGATACCGGCCTGAAGCAGACCACGAAGATGAAATGGTCGGGCCTAAGCATCACGGCCGAGGAACTTGCGGCCATCGTGCCCATCCCGGAGGCCGTCATCGCGGATTCCGGCATCCCCATCTGGCCGGAGGTCATGCCGCGTCTGATTTCCGCGCTTGGCTACAAGCTGGACCAGGCGACACTGTTCGGCGTGGACAAGCCGTCCAGCTTCCCTGACGGCATCATCCCGCAGGCCATCGCGGCGCACAACACGCTCACCCAGGGCAAGGACCTCGCCAAGGACGTTGCCAGCATGGGTCAGAAGCTCGCCGAACAGGGCTTCGCCATGAACGGCTTCGCCAGCAAGCCGGGCCTGAACTGGGAACTTATCGACCTGCGCAACGCCAACGGCAGCCCGATCTACGTGCCCTCGCTCGCCTCCGGCGCGCCGTCCACCCTGTACGGCTTCGGCCTCAACGAGGTAGACAACGGCGCGTGGGATACCACCAAGGCCGTGCTGCTCGGAGCCGACTGGTCGAACTTCGTGGTCGGCATCCGTCAGGACATCACCTACAAGCTGCTTGACCAGTCGGTTATCTCTGACGATAACGGCAAGGTGATTCTGAACCTCGCGCAGCAGGATTGCGTCGCCATGCGCGTCGTGTTCCGCGTCGGCTTCCAGATCGCCAACCCCATCAACGACGTGCAGCCGGACAAGAACAAGCGCTTCCCCGCGTACGTCATCGCGCCGGTCACCGGAACGTCGGTGGCCACCGGAGCGTGATGGCCATGGGACTGAACAAGCAGATACAGTTCGTGCGTCAACCGAAGCCGACTGACGGCGAGATTATCGCTCAGGTGGCCGTTTTTGACGGGGAAGGCAATCCGGTCGATGTAGGCGGCGCTCCCACCGCCGACACGCTTGCCGGTGCCACCAACACCGGCAAGGCGGTGCTCAAAGCCACGGATGCAGCCGGCGCGCGCAAGGCCATTGGCGCGGGAACGTCCAGCTTCAGTGGAAGCTACAACGACCTGTCGAACAAGCCGACGATTCCGCCAGCCTACACGCTTCCCGCAGCCACGGCTGCGGCGTTGGGTGGCGTCAAGAAAGGTGCCGCGATCCCGGATCTCGCGAGCGGCGCGGATGCGGCGGTCATCGCCACGAAGGTCAACAGCATCCTCGCCCAGTTGCGCGCGATCGGTGTCATCGCCGCCTGACGTGGGGAGGTGCGTTATGGCCGACGAAACGGAAGAAAACCCATTCGCCACCCACACGGAATTGTCCAAACGCTGGAAGCAGATGCCGGACGACCCGGATTATGTTGACCATCGTCTGGCCGATGCATCGCAGTTCATTCGCGAACAGTGCCCCGATTGGCGGAACATATCGCGGGCGACGCTTGAACGCATCGCCTGCGAGCTCGCCAAGGATGTGATCTCGTCCGACATGCAGACCGAGGGCGCCGGTTTCGATACGACCGGTGCCAGCAATCTCAGTCTCACGGCGGGCAGTTTCACCCAGTCGATGACCTTCTCGAATCCTCGCGGCGAATTCTATCTGTCCAAGGGACAGAAGAAGGCGCTTGGGCTCACCGGCCAACGCTTCTACAGCATCGACCTGTCGAACGGGGAGGCGTCATGAGGGGCGAGACCGTGAAAGTGGTGCGCTGCACGCCCACTGGCGAGACCGACCCGGGCGGCTCGCCCGTCACGAAGGACGATATCGAATCGGTGGGCAACGTGCTCGTCTCGCCGGGTGCCATGTCGAATGCAACCGATTCGCTGCGCCCTGACGGAGTGACCGTGGCGTTCACGTGCCTGTTCCCGCGCAGCTACGCATACCGGAGCCTGCGCGGGGCGAGCATACGCATCGACGAGCATGACTACAAGGTGATCGGAGACCCGAGGCCATTAGACGGCGGCATGAAGCCGACCGCCTGGAACCTCAAGGTCGAAGTCACGGATTCGAAGGGCTGATGTCCAATACCGTGAGACTCGATTATTCGGCGTTCCTCGCTTACCGCCAAAACGAGGGCGCACGCATTGTCAAGGCCGAAGCCGACAAAATCGCGGGACGCGCCAACTCCACCGCCATGCGTGACGTGCATGTGTCCGCCGGAGAGGATCACGTTCCGCGTTACGAGGCAAGCGTGCGCACCGGCCCCAAAGGTGCCACGGCGAACGTCTATCCGGCCAACCACGCGGCCCACGTCGACAACGCATTGCACAACACGCTTGCCAAAGCAGTGGGAGGTGGCGGCTGATGGCCGTGAACGCGGAGAAACTCGTCATGGACTGGCTCAACGCGGACCCGACGATCAAGGCCGAATATCCGGCGATGTTCGACGTGCCCGCCGGATCGTCGGCCACGCATCCGATGCCGTTCGTCACCGTCGAACAGGTCGGAGGCACGGACGAACCGTTTCGCAGCCTGCCGCTTATCGCGGTGCAGGTGTGGGGCGAGTCGCGCTGGCTGGTCTCCGAGGCTGCGGCGAAACTCATACTCCCCCGGCTCAAACGTATCGTCGAACTGCCCGAGGTCGCCGATATCGACATCACCGGGCGCACGCATTTCCCCATGCCCGACGGGCGGCCCCGTTACCAAATCATTCTCCAGTTGATTATCAAATCAGACGATTAGAAAGGCTGTAAATCATGGTTGATTCCACAACCAACGATTCCACCATGGTGTCGTTGGGCAAGTTCAAGGTCGGCGGCTACGCCTACTGGGCACCCGCCGGCACCACACTGCCCACCGACTCCGCCACCGCATTGCCCTCCGCGTACAAGCTGCTCGGCTACCTGTCCGAGGACGGCCTGACCAACACGACCGACACCGACACCACCGAGATCAAGGACGCGAACGGTACCACCGTGATGAAGATCATCACCAGCTACGCCGAGTCCTACCAGTTCGCCCTGCTCGAAGTGCTGCGAGCCGAGTCCGCGAAGCTCCGCTATAACTCGGACGCGGTCACCGGCACCGACAAGAGCATGACCATCAAACACCAGATGCCCTCCGACGAGGACTTCGTGCTCGTGTTCGAAATCGCGATGAGCGGCGACGTCAAGGACCGTCTCGTGATCGGCAACGCGACCCGCGCCGAGTTCGGCGACCGTCAGGTGCATGCCGGCGACCCGCAGGTGTACGACATCACCGTCTCCGCCAACGACATGGGCTCCGGCGTCACCGCCATCGAATACGTCGGCATCGCCGCGTCCCGTAGCGTGGCCGTCACCGAGGCCCTGGTCGGCAAGGTCATTGATCCGGTCAACGGCGACGAGACCGCCGAAACCGGCGAAGGGACCCCGGCCGCCGAATAACGGTTCTTCCCGCGTCATGCGTTCGACGACTTCCCCGCGACGCGGGAACCCTCATTTTTTCAACCCTCGAAGTCGTCCATGGTTTTTTGGAGAAGTCATTATGTCACGAAACCGTCATCATCGTTACGGTAATACCGCCAGCAACAACGTCCCCGGCAACCGTCCGCAGGATCACAGGCCCGCGCAGGGCAAGCCGCGCACCGTCACCGTCAAGGGAATCTCCCTGACCATCGACCCGAAGGTGCTGGACGATTGGGAGTTCGTGGAATCTCTCTATGACCTTCAGGCCGACCCGAAGGGCAACGCCTTGCAGATCATCCCGTTCCTGCGCCGACTTCTCGGCGACTCATACGGCAAGGCCAAGAACGAATTACGAGGCGCTGACGGTCGTATCGACGGCGAAACCATGGGAGCCTTCCTGAACGAACTGTTCGAGGAGATGAGCAAGGCTTTCCCAAACTCCTGACGCTCGTATACCTGCTCGTCCGCTGCCCCGACCAGCTGGCGGCGGACATGAGGCGCGTATATGGGCTCGGCATCTACGAGCTGGACCCGTTGGAGACGGCCGCGTTTGCCGCGAACCTGCCCGCCGGCTCCCTTATCTGGCAGAAGCTGGACGCCCCGGCCGCGTGGACGCTTGACCAGTATCTGATGACCACGCTGATCGACCAGATGAACATGTGGATGTGGGGCAACGCCGACCCGAAGAAACGCGGCCCACAACCCGAACCGCTGCCACGACCCGGCAACGGAAGCGGCCATGCCGTCGCGAACCCCTCCAAGCCGGAGGACTCCGGGGAAGCCACGCGCAGGACGCGCACCATCAAGCCCATGGCCCTGACCATCGAACAGCTCGACGCGTTCATGAGCCGCGACTTCACGGACGTATAGAGAGGAATTGTCATGGCATACCAGCTGGCTCAGGCGTACGTGCAGATCGTGCCCAGCATGAAGGGCGTAGGCAAGGCCATCGAGAACGCGTTCGACGGGACGTCGAAATCCACCGGGCAGAAGGCCGGCCAGAGCATCGGCTCGGGCCTCTCCGGCGGTTTCGCGGCGAAGGTGGGCGCGGTCGCCGGCATCGCCTCCACCGTGTTCTC